GGATAAAAACGAAGAATTATTTAAAGGTACTACTTTTGCAGACTTGATGTCTGATGTGTATCATAACAGCAAAAAGAAAGACCGACAAATTTCTCAATTGATTGCTCAGTTGCAACCGTTAATACGTAATGCATCTGATGCTACAATCATTGTACCTTTAATCAAAGAATATCTCGACGTTGCAGTTAAAAATGATGACCATTTAGTTAAATTAACTGCAATCGTCCAACGTTACATCTCAACCAAACAAACCATTGCAGGAGCTGATTCATTGCTAAGTGATGAAGAAAAAATGCAATTAATTCGCATGGCGGAAACTACACTTGAAACAGAATTAACTGATGAAATTGAGGATTTGCGTAACATGGATCTGCAAGAACAGGCTTTACAAAACAAAATAGATCAAGCAAAACAAAAGTTATCAAATGACTGATGGAATTAAATTTGAATTAGCGGAAGTTATTGGAATTAATGGAACATTACAATATACTGAGCCAACTCAAACTCAAACTGGTAACATTGACCAGCTTTTTTCTATACAAGTTCAAACAGTTAATAGATATACAAAAAAACGTGATGTTTATACGGTTCGTCCGGCAAATATGAATGATTTGCAAATTCCGCTGATTGGCGAACATGTATTAATATTTAGAGCATACAACCAAGAAACTACATTAACAAATACTGGCGTACAATGGTATTATCTTAAACCATATGCAATACAATCAAATATTAATGCAAATTTAGTTCCCGGAATATCATATCGCGAAGTTATAACTGAATCTGAGGCTGAATCTATTAAATCAGGGGTTGCATTTACAACTGCATCTATTTCTCCAATACAACCATATGAAGGTGATGTTATTTATCAAGGTCGTTGGGGAAATTCAATTCGATTAAGCAGTACCGTTAAAAATGAAGCTTCATTAGTTCAACCAGGATGGCAAGGGGATAATGACGTAGATCCGATAATTATCATTTCAAACGGACAACGCAATTTGCCTAATAAACGTTTTGTAGTTGAAAACATACAAGAAGACCCAGCATCAATATATTTAACTAGCAGACAACGTATACCATCGTTTAAATTAAACAATGCATTGTATCAAGGGGTATCTGAATCTGAATTTGATTATCCACAAATTATAGCAACAGCTGATAGAATTACGTTACGTGCAAAATCAGATCATGTAATCCTAGATTCACAAACTGGTATTGAAATAAATTCCCCTAAAATATATTTAGGGACATCAACAGACAAAGAACCTTTACTTCATACTGAAGCAGTTGTTGAACTTTTACAAAAACTAATTGACACTATTCAAATTGGTTTTGTAGATGCTGGAGGTAAAATTTCGACACCTGTATACAAGAATTTGCAAGACGCTGGACTTTTATTAAAACAAATAAAAAATTACAACGTAATGGTTGATAAATATAAAAACTAATGGCAATTGGAGCAACTATACCGGCAAAGTTAATACAACGAATAATTCCGTTGTTAATGAAACAAACTGAACAACTTTCGAAATTTGTATCTGATTTTACGAATAGAATTATGCAACTTAATTCCAAAACACGTTGTTCAGATCCTAAAATAAAACAATTGAAAACGGATTTGGAAAAAATTTTACAACAAATCAACACAATCAAACAAGGCTTAAATTCAATTAATAATATAGTTCCAGTTATAACAACTGTGGCTACCGTTGCACAAACATTGAAAACTATTCAATTGGTAATTCCATCAGTTCCTGGAGTTCCGACGGGTCCGGTAACTGAATTGATAAATACATTTGATAATTTAGGTACAAATGCAAAATCATCTACAAGCTCCCTGCAAGGATTAATCGATTCTATTAATACACGATTAGATATGATTAATAAAACATTAGCTAATGGAATCGATAAATTGTCTTCTATTTGCAATTCCGAAGCATTAAATGTTACTGCAGATATTGCTGCCGAATTAAATGGATTAAATTATGATGATATTGCACCCACACGATTTTATACGGAATTAAATGTTTCTGATGATGATATTGAAAATAGAATTCAACTTATTCAAGATTTAATAGAACAACAACTCAATGTTTTGCAAAATCTTAAAGAAGCTCCTAGTAAAGTTATTTCAAATACACAACCGCCAACTGCTAATGTTGGAGATATCGATGATTATTATATTGATACTACTAATCAAGTAATTTATGGCCCAAAAACAAATGCAGGATGGGGCAGCGGCATAAATATCTAATCAAATTTACATTCATTGATATTTATTAATAAAGTTATCATATGGATTCAAAAACATTAATTAAAGCACTAAAAATAGCCGTACGTGATGTTATTAAAGAAGAATTAACTGAAATACTTCGCGAAGGATTACAATCTACTATCAATGAGATGAAATCTACATCTCAGGTGCCAGTTAATCGGGCAACAGGAAAACCGGTTACGCAACAAACTCCAACAAAAAACAAAGTTCAATTTCAACGTACAGGATTTGCAGATATTTTAAATGAAACTACTTCCATGAAAGAATCATCTCAGTCTGTATCGAGTTTTTCAGACTTAATGAATGAAAATTATGAAGAATTACGTTTTACATCACAGGATGCTCCTGGATTTGGTATGATGCGTACGGGACAACAACCAGCAGCACCACAAGTAATGAATGATCCAGAAACGGGTAAAACATTCGATGTTGATCCTGCAGTTCAAAAAGCAATGACTCGAGATTATTCTGCATTAATGAAAGCAATAGATAAGAAAAAAGGTAGATAATGCCATATACATTAGTAAATACTAGTAATATACCTTTAGAAATTAATCCGTTAGGGATTAGTTTAAATTTTCAACAATCTCAAGTATTTCAATCAATTTCTAGTAACTCGCTACAAGCTTTAAATAATTTAAAAAATTTATTATTAACTAGAATCGGCGAACGTGTTGCACAACCAACATATGGTTCTAATTTATTGTATATTTTATTTGAGCCAAATCTTAAAGATTTAAAAGATAATATTAAAGATTTTATAACTACTCCAGTTTCATATTGGTTACCGTATATTATTATTAATGATATTATTATAACTACTAATGAAGATAATCCGGATTTACAACACGAAATTGAAATTAAAATTGAATTTCAAGTTGATAATTTTATTTTTAATACATTAACTATTAATTATGAATCTAACGGAACTATAACTACAACTTGAAATTAAAGGTATTATGGAAACAAAAAAAGATATAAATTATTTGTCTAAAAATTTCAGTCAATTTCGTACTAATCTGATTGATTTTGCAAAACAATATTTTCCTGATACATATACTGACTTTGATACATCATCTCCGGGAAGTATGTTTATTGAAATGGCGGCATACGTTGGAGATGTTTTAAGTTTTCATGCAGATACGAATCTTAAAGAATCATTTTTACAATATGCGTCTGAACGAGAAAATGTTTATGATATTGCTCGAGCATTAGGATATAAACCTAATAATATTGTTCCGGCTTCTGTAAATTTAGATGTATTTCAATTGGTACCTGCAACAGGTACGGGTGCTAATGTTGCTCCGGATTTTAACTATGCATTATCTATTAAACCGGGTATGATAATAAAACAAAATAATGGCCCAGCAACATTTCGTACTCTAGATACTATTAATTTTATGTTTTCTTCTTCATATGATCCAACAGAAGTTACGATATATGAAGTTGATAATGCAACAAAATTGCCAACATATTATCTTTTAAAGAAATCAGCAAGAGCTATTTCCGGAGAAATAAGGACTCAAACGTTTTCATTTAGTTCGCCAATACCATATGATAAAGTAGTTTTAACTGATACAAATATTGCAGAAATTGTTTCTGTTACTGAATCGGATGGCGATAATTGGTATGAAGTTCCATATTTAGCACAAGATACTATATTCGAATCAGTTCCAAACTTACTTGAAAATGATCCAGAATTATCTGCATATCGTTCTAGTGCACCTAATTTATTAAAACTGCGTAAAACTGCAAAACGTTTTATTACTAAATTACGTAGTGATGCTAAATTAGAATTGCAATTTGGATCTGGTATATCAGATAATAATGATGAAGAAATTGTTCCCAATCCAGATAATGTAGGAAATGGCTTAGCTAACATACGACGTACTATTGACATAGATATCGACCCAGCAAACTTTTTATATACAAGAACATATGGACAAGCTCCATCAAACACTACATTAACTGTAACATATGCAATTGCGAATGGAATTTCTGATAATGTAATTGCAAATGTATTAACGGTTTTAGAACGCATAGAATTTCATGATGATATAAATTCATCATTAGGTGCAGGTTTATTAAATTTTATTAAAACTACAGTTGCAATTAATAATCCAACGCCGGCGTCAGGGGGTAAATCTTCAGAAACAACGATAGATATTAAAAATAATGCCTTAGCTGCATTTTCAACTCAGAATCGTTTAGTTACTAGAGAAGATTACATTATACGTGCATATTCAATGCCTGCAAAATTCGGAAGCGTTGCAAAAGCATACATTGTACCAGATGACCAAATATCTCAAGAATCATATGAACAAAATAGAATTGCTAACCCATTAGCAATGAACATATATGTAATGGGTTATAATGAATCTAAACAATTGACTCAACTTAATCAAGCTGTAAAAGAAAACTTAAAAACATATTTAAGTCAATATCGAATACTAACAGATGCTGTAAATATTAAAGAT